TATTCAAAAGCAGAGGTAGATGTTCTCATTGATGCTGCAGTTGAAAGGGCAGTTGCGGAAGCAAGAAAAATTGATGAAGAGTCAATGGCAAAGCATAATCGTGAAGCTACTGTCATTAGTATGATTCTTGGGTTCACTACTCTTGCATTATTTGTTGATGGTCTACTTAGAATGTTGGGTATCATACCACCATTCATGGATCTTGATGTTAACATCTTAGATAAGATTGAAACTGATATTATAGATAGAGTAAAACAAGTTCCTGTACAAAAATTATTCCAACATGGTTTTAGATGAATGACATTTCAGTCTTAATATATTTTTTATTATTTGCGGTTGTTGTGGGGATGACTTTTGCATTCATGTATGTTATGATGAGGACCACAATCAACGAATTTAATAAACCCAGAAATAATATTCATCCAGAAATGGAGGAAGTTCAATCAGGTGATGAGTTATTAGTCTTTACTATCAATGAAGATGGTGAAGATGATGACGAAGGCAGTCTTACTATTATTAGAAAATGAAACCAACAGAAAACTACGAACAACTTACAGAAAGATTTACCAAGAGAATTAAACAACTTGGGGAAGAGCAAGCAAAACTTGATGACTCATATGATAAGTGGGTCAAACTAAATGACCAATTAAGTTATTTACAAGGATGTCTTGATACTGTACAATATTTAATGAAAGGAGAACTTCCGAATGATGGAAATCATGACGGTATGAAAAATCACCAACCCACAACCAATGATTAGTTTTTTATTTTCAATGGCAGGTTTTTTAAACCTCTTATTTTATATCTTTGCGATAGGAGCTGGAATTTCATTTATTCTTGAACAGTTTGTTAAGGACGATGAGAGAAATCTCTACATCGTACAGACTAATAGAAGATATTGTTTCAGACAGGCATGGATGACTAATGTTTATTGGTTTCTGTGTAATATAGGTTTGTTTGTAATCTCAAGAAATATGCAGACACCATCAGATACTTTTTGGAATGGTATGTAATATCTTGACATATAGCACAATTTTCTTTATAATATAAGTAACAACAAGTTTATCATGATTGAAGTCTTACTCCAAAATGAACCGTATAGATACATTCGAAAGGAAGAACTCCTAGACAATGGTCAACCTGACTACCGCATTCAAAAGTGGGATAACCATAATGGATATAGGGACATGTATCTTTGTGATAACTATATGCAAATGCAAACTGCTATGGATGATTTTGAATATACTAAATGGTTAGATCCTGCAGGTGTTCCATGTTATGTAAAAGATGACTAAAGAAAAAAGACCTTGGGGATGGTATGAAGTGATTAATGAGGGGACAAGATACAAAGTTAAATGTATCGAAGTCTCCGCAGGATCTAGTTTGTCTCTACAAAGACATACTCATCGTGCAGAGCATTGGGTTGTTGTTGAGGGAACAGCCCTCATTCATATAGAAGGTAAAAAATCATTGATTATAGAAAACCAAAGTACGTATATTCCTGTTGGTGTTAAGCATCGACTGACAAATCCTGGTAAGATACCATTAAAAATTATAGAAGTTCAAAGTGGTTCTTATCTTGAAGAAGATGACATAGAAAGATTTGATGATGATTATGGGAGGGTAAATGAACAACAACATTAAGATAGGATTTCAATGCAGTTCTTTTGATCTATTTCACGCAGGTCATGTGACTATGCTGAAAATGGAAAAAGAATTGTGTGATTACTTAAAAGTAGCACTTCAAGTAGATCCAACTATAGATCGACCAGGTGTAAAGAATAAACCAACACAAAGTGTTTATGAAAGGTATGTTCAATTACAAGCTTGTAAATACGTTGATGAGATACTTGTTTATGAAACAGAACTGGATTTGATTAATTTAATTAAAACGCAAACGTTTCATGTTAGATTCCTAAGTGAAGAGTATAAAGATAGAGACTTTACTGGTAAACAATATTGTATTGATAATGGGATTGAATTATTCTTTCATTTAAGAAGGCATCAATATTCATCCACTGAAATCAGAAACAGAGTTTATGAACTTGAAAAGATCAAAAGAGAGGAAAAGGTAGAAGATGTTATTGAACAGTATTCTCCCAAACTTTTAAAAAAATACATTAATGATGAAAGCAAAGGAAACTAACCTAAAAGATGCATATCTTATTACAACTCCTCGTTATGATGATGAGAGAGGATTTTTTATTGAATCATTTAGCCTTAAGAAGTTTAGGGAGGTAACTGGTGCAGTTGATGATTTTGTACAAGATAATCATTCAAGGTCATCGAAAGGAGTTCTGAGAGGACTTCATTATCAAACAGAACATCCTCAAGGAAAATTAGTTAGATGCACTCAAGGATCAGTTTATGATGTTATAGTAGATCTTAGAAAAAGTTCACCTACTTTTGGTCAATCATATGGAGTTGAATTATCTCAGAATAATATCATGTTGTGGGTTCCCATAGGATTTGCACATTCATTTTATACACTAAGTGATTATGCTGAATTTGAATACAAATGTACTGACTATTATCACCCAGAGTCAATGGAAACTTTAATGTGGAATGACTCAAAATTAAATATTGAATGGCCGTTTGATGGTGATCCTATCTTATCGGACAAAGATAAAATTGGTAAATCATTTGAGGATTGTTTTAAATATGAATAAACTTTCAGTTTATGGTGGCACTGGTTTTATTGGTGGTGCTTTTTGTGATTTATACCCTGATGATATTATAAAGATTGCTCGTGAGGAAAGAGAACCTTTATCAAAAGATATAATTTATTTTATCAGTACTACCACAAATAGTCATGTTTTTAAAGATTTACATATTGATATAGATACTAATTTAACTGTGTTAATGGATGTGTTGAAATATTGTAAGGATAAGGATATAACTTTTAATTTTGTAAGTAGTGCATTTGTTTATGGATCAGATATTATTGATGCAAAGGAGGATGATGTTTGTGAACCAGGTGGATTTTATTCCATCACTAAGAGATGTGCAGAGAAGTTATTGATATCATATTGTAAAACATTTAATGTTAAGTATCGTATTTTAAGAATTGCCAATGTTTATGGTGATGATAAAACTGTTTCATCACAGAAAAATGTTCTCAAATTTCTTATTGGATTATTAAAGAAAGATAAACCAATCACTCTTTATGATGATGGTATGCAACTTAGAGATTATATGCACGTTGATGATATATGTCGTGCCTTAAAACTTGTTATAGATAAGGGTGAAGAGAATTCAATTTATAATATCGCAGCAGGAGATCCTTTACCTTTTAAAATAATTATGGAAAAGGCGAAAGAGTATTTGGGTAGCAAGAGTAAATTTAATTATGATGATTATCCTGAATTTAATAAGGTTGCACAAGCTTATAATTATTCTGTTAACGTAGATAAGTTAAAAAAATTAGGATTTAAACCATTAATATCTTTTGATGAGGGGTTGCGATCTTTATGTGTTTAATATATAATATAACTTAAGGAAAGTACTTTACAATGATTGAAAGAAAGAAAACAGCATTAGTATTAGGAGCAGGTGGTTTCATTGGAAATCACATGGTAAAAAGATTACGTGAAGATGGATATTGGGTTAGAGGTGTTGACCTTAAGGGACCTGAGTTCTCTAAGACGGAAGCAAATGAATTTGTGTATGGTGATCTTCGTGATGTAGATTTTGTTCGTCGTGTATTACAATACAAAGGAGAGCAAGGTAATTTTTATAATGAAATACCTTATAGGATGATAGAATCTTTTGATGAGATATATCAGTTTGCTGCTGATATGGGTGGTGCTGGTTTTGTATTTACAGGAGAGAATGATGCGGAAATTATGCACAACTCTGTGAAAATTAATTTGAATGTATTAGAGGAGCAGAGAAAGTTCAATGAAAGTTATGATGTAAATAAAACAAAAATATTTTACTCTGGTTCTGCTTGCATGTATCCAGAGCATAATCAATTAGACCCTAACAATCCAGACTGCCGTGAATCATCAGCATATCCCGCCGACCCAGACTCAGAATATGGATGGGAAAAACTCTTCTCCGAGCGTCTTTACCTTGCTTATCATAGGAATTATTCTATGCCTGTACGGATTGCTCGATACCATAACATCTTCGGTCCTGAAGGAACTTGGAAAGGAGGTAGAGAGAAGGCACCAGCAGCAATCTGTAGAAAAGTAGCATCTGTTGGTCTTGCCGATACCATCGAAGTATGGGGAGATGGAGAACAGACGAGATCCTTCCTCTACATCGACGAATGTATTGAGGCAACCAGACGACTCATGGATTCAGACTTTACCGAACCCATCAACATCGGTTCCGAAGAGATGGTTACGATAAATGAGTTGGTAAGAATAGCTGCAAAGGTAGCAAACAAATCCATAGGTAGAAATCATGTTGATGGCCCTCTTGGTGTTCGTGGTCGTAACTCAAACAATGATTTGATTCGTGAGAAACTTGGATGGGATTATGAAATGACTCTTGAAGAAGGAATGAAGAAGA